TTAGTGTCTGCAAAATATTCCCATCTACCAAAAACTAAGTTCATAAACTCTTTCTTATCGTCATCATCATAAATGACTTTATTTTTTAAAGTTCCATCTTCTAAAGTTATTTTAGTATGACTACCTTCCCATTGTGATTCACCCTTATTTAATTTCTTTTTTGATTTCTTATAAGCGAGTATTACACATTCTTTCGGGTTATAAATATAAGGACTACTAGCACTCATCCAAGAACCCCAAGCCGTCTGTCTAACTCTGTGAGGAGAATCTTCAGTAAGGTCAACCATTCCAAAGAATTGAAATCCAACCTCTTTCATCTTCATCCAAAATTCAGCATTGAATAATATTCTTCCACCTCGTTCTTGAACATTCATTTCAATTGGAACATTTATCGCAACTCTTCCATCGTCTTTCAACACACGGAAAGCTTCACTCAACCAATTGATGGTGAAATCCCAATACTCCTCCATTGATAACCCATCATCATATTCATCATACTTGATGTTTGCATTATAGGGTGGAGATGTGACAATTAAATCAACACTACCTTCGGGTAATGTTTTCATCACCTCAACACAATCTCCATTTATTATTTTACCCGTTTCTATCATTAGATTGAGATTGAATCTATGGTTTTAAAATTACCATTTTTGTAATTATCTTGAGGTGTTGGTTCCCCTACTTGTAGTTCTCCCTCAAAATAGTTTTGATAAGAACCCCAATATTCACTCATTGACCCGTGTTGTAATTCATACAAAGCGTCTTGTGTTTCTTCATCAAATAATGGTTCACCTTCTCCATCAACCCATCCATCTAAATTATCATAGATGTATTGTAAGAACTCTTCTTGAGTTTCTCCCTTGAAGTCAGGGAATTTTTCGCTATCCAACTCTACCGGAGTGTTTGCGTTATGAGATGTGTAATACTCCGTTTTTCTTAAATGTGCTTTCATATTTTTGTTTTAATGGTTTATTCTTCTTCCAATTTTCTTTCTTCAATGACTTCAAGATAACTTTCGTATAATGAATCACGATGTTCGTATAAAGCATCATACATCTCTTCCATATAATCATCATCTTCCCATACACGGTCAGAATCAACATCATCATAATCTTCGATATCGTCATAATCATAACCATATACAAAAGCCCCTACCGGAGAATATCCTTCGTCTTCGTATGTTCCGTAAGCAACAATGTTCTTATCTAGTTCATTTAAAACTTCAACCACTTTTTGAATATATTCTGTCGGAACATTCCAAGCGGTTTCAATCACTAAATCAACCTCAGGAGTATATTCAACATCACCAAATTCAATCTTAATCCATTTTGAACCAATGTTCTCATCCATCCATTCTCTATTCATGTAATTGTCAGTATTATTGAATTCAGTCTTAAATAATTTATTAAAGTGTTCAATCACTTTAACCTCTGAACTATTCTCACCTTCAGTTTCAAACAATTCTTTAACTTTACCAAAAGTTTCTTCGTTAAGATTACATACCTTAACATAAGTTGTCATTGTATTTGCCATATTAATCTTTTAATTGGTATTCCCAACCATTTTCTTTTTTTATTGGTGTTATTTCTAAATCCAAAAACACCGCGTTTTGTTCACCAGCGTGTAATCCTATTATATTATAATCGTAAAACTCTTCAGCTTCACCCATAGTCATTAAATCTCTTTCTTGAAGTATGTTAAGTATTTTTTGTTTGGAATATAATATTCTATTTCCGCTTCCAAATTCCTCAACAATTCCAACTATCGCAGATTCCAAACCATCCAATAGAATTGCTCCTTCTGCGTATTCATCAATATCAACTGTTACTCTCATAACTTACCATCTTTTTTCATCTGTTCCCTAATTTTGGTTGCTGATATGTTCTTAATCTCATCAGGTGGGAAATGTTCAATTACATCATATCCAACTCCTCTACCAATATTAATACTATCAATGTCCGGAATAACTTGAATTACCAATCGACCTTCGTCAATTAAATCTTTCAACTCATTGTTTAAGTTCTCAACAACCCATTCAGTTGAAAATGGATTCTTATCATCAATCTCAACATCTCTCACACAAAGTAATATATTTTTACCTCGTTCAAGTTGTTGGTTAATCAAAGCTCTGTGTCCATGGTGCCATGGTTGCCATCTCCCAACAAACATAGAATACTTCTTATTTGAAGATGATGACGCAAATGCAGCTTGTACGTGTGTCTTTCTTTCCCAATTACTCATGACTATCCAAAAATTTAAAAATTTCTTTTTTACTTGGTGTAGGGTTGTCTTTAAATGTTTCTAAGAATTTTTCTTTCAATCTTATTGGTACAACCGCGGTCTTCATTTTAATATCCATCACCCCATTTTCATCAACTTCACCATTTTCCATATAATATGCAAGGTAAAATTGTATTTCCGGTTCCTCTCTATTTATTTCCATATTCATTAATTTTAGTAATCAATTCACCAAGTGATGTAAATTCTGAAACGCCAGTAGTATCAATATCAATGTAGTTTTCAGTAGGTTTCTCATAGTTTTCAACATGAAAACCTTCCCTTCCACGAACATCATCAGTATGAATATAAACCTCAATCACCTTTGAACTTTCCTTTAACTCATTTCTTAAATCTCGATAAGGAGATACCAAGGATATAATAACATCAATACCTTTAGAGTTTAGAAATTTTGCAATGTCTTGAGCTCTTTGAATATTTTTTCGTCTTCCGTCTTCAGAGTAATCTTTGTTTTGAAAGATATCTCTGATTTCATCCCCATCTATTTGAATAATATTTTGAGGATACAAATGTTGTTTTAATAATTTGGACAATGTGGTCTTACCAGCGTGAGGTTGTCCGATTAAATAGTAAATCATTTTTGTAAATTATCTATTCGTCTTTGAAGATACCATAACGCCTTCTTCAAGTCTTGGAGTTCTTTATCAGTTTCTTTTTTTCCTGCTCTTGAAATATACTTAACAGTATTTCCTAAGTGAAAATCTAACTCCCACGCCTCAATAACTTTGATTGCTTCATAAGGATTGTCCGCACCACCATAATGAAGTGGGTTGTTTACCATTTCTCCACTCATGATGATTACTGAATACTATTCTTACCTCTCTTGGTAACAGGTTTATCTTCAGACCCTTCTACAGTTTCTTTTTTAGAAACAGGTTTAACTCTTCTAGTAAGAGCTTTCCACTCATTTTTTGGACAGTAAGCCCAAACACCTGTACTAACTTTTAAATCAGCATCTTTTTCTTCAGTTCTGATTACTTCTCCAATCTCTCTTGAGTTGGTTTTCTTGATTGTTTTAATGCACTTCATCGATTTCTTTCTCCGTGTTTAAATTAATAATGTTTAGTATTTCCTGTTCGGTCTTCCCGGACAAGTATAAGTCGTAAATGATTTCGCTAAGGTCATCCTCAAATATCATCACATCGGCTCGACCATAATAGAGGTTTAGTCTATTATCGTTGAGAGCCGTTAAAGATGATTGTTTTGTTATGTATCTTTTGTTAAATCCCACATAAGAATTATAAACAAATTATAATTCAAAGTCAAAGTTATTTAACTTTTCTGAATTAACAATTTGAAAAATATATGTCATAATTTTTCGTTTCATAATTGGAACTAAAGTTTGTTCCATTGGGAAATTTTGTGAAGATTGAATTTCAAAGATTGGAAGTTCTTTAAAATATTCTGTTTGGTTCCATGTTGAAAATGTTTCAACTATTTCCGGAACTGTGAGGTCCTCTGAAGAACCATTGTATATTGAGTTAACATAAGTTTTATGATTATGATTATCCCCTTTTGATTTTTTAATTTCATATTCCCACACGAATAGTTTGGAATCTATCTTATTATAATAAAAGACATATCCGTGACCTGTTGCAATTGATTTTCGATTCTTTTTAATATAAAGGTCAATGTTATCGTAGGCTAAGTTCCATATCGATTTTGCAACATTGAATGCATCAAATAATCTTGAGTTAGAGAATTTTAAAGTCTTCACCAATTCTTCCTCTTCTTCTTCAGTAAGCTCTCTTGGTTTTTTAGGTGTAAGTTCCTTAACCAAAATCTCATCATCACAAGATTCGAATTTTTTATTTGTCAATAATAATGTATTTTCTTTAACTAATGATTGTAAGTTTGCTAAGTGCAACGAAATTTCGACAAAATCAGGATAAATTTCCAACTTGTCGAACCCTGTCTCACACTTTTGAATATAATCTAATAAGGTATATTTGTTATATTCAAAGTCCAATGGTTCCTTCAACATCCACTCGGGATTTAATTTGAATGATATTTTCTTTTTTCTACCCATAAAAGTAATTATATGAACTAAAATAAATTAGTCAATTCTCATTACATAAAACCATTTATCACCAACCTTAACTTCGTCGGCAGAACCATCGTAACCATTTAACGTTTGACCATAACCATCGGCTTCGATAACCCCTTTGATAAAGTCGTCTCTATCAATAAATTTATCCCATTCAAGACCATATGATTCCATAAAATCTTCCGGGTCATATCTAACATCACTAACCAATGACCTAACCTTATCTTCAATTAAATCTTCAGGATATTCTCCATCGGGATTTTCTTCTATTTCAGTAATTTCATCTTGATGAGATTCAATTAATTCATTCAACTCATCAATCTTTTCTTGAATATCGTCATCATTATCACCATCCATTCTGTCTTCTAACATGGAAATTTGTTCTTCTGCTCTTTCAATAAAAAGTTTAGCAACTCTAATATCTTCTTCTTGTCTATCCGACAATTGTTTTTCGTCTTCTTCAAAATAACTTTCAGGTGATTCCCTAACATCATAGTCATACATTTCCTCAGCATAATCAGCAATCGCCTCATTATCTAAATAACCCATGGCAAAACCCTTGTTAAACCCTTCAAACCCAATATCATCAATCAAATTATCAAGGTAGTCATAAGCACTTTTTTCCATATCATCTTCATCACCAACAGCATATCTTCTATCACTTAAGTTTGACTCAAGAACTTCAAACTCACCTAAATTATAAAAATCACCTGTTGGAATAATATTATAAACATCAATTTTATTTTTTAACTCTTCTAATTCATCCTCTAATTCAGATATTTGGTCAAGTAAATCCTGCCTTATTTCTTCACTATTATCATACTCTTGGTCCAACCTATTAATCTCTAATTCTAATCTTGTAATCTCCGCTCGGTCTTCACTAGTCATAACTTCAACAGACTCGTAACTATCAAGATAATTAAGTAATGCATTTGCTCTTAACCCTTCCTCATCCATCTCTTCATATCTACCACTCCATTCACCTTCTTCTCTTCTATCTTGAGCCGTCTCTCTCTTTTCTCGTTGTTCTCTTTGAATCCTTAAATTCTCAAGTCTTTCTTTTTCTTTCTTTGCCGCCGCCTTGTCAGCATATATCTTTACCTGTTCCGGATAAACCTCAGATAAAAACTCATCAGCAGATGTTATAATTTCATTATATTTTTTCTCACCAAAAACATTTTTAGCATCAACCCTATCATCCTTAGCATCAAAGAATGAAATGTCACCATCAAATTTCTTTAACATAGCTATTTTATAATTTGGGTCATTACTCGCTTTGGTTCTATCAATTATGTAGAATAATTTACCATCTTCATTATATCTTTTGAAGTGAGAATCAGTTTCAGCCGCGGTACACCATTTAGTACCTTTACCATAATAACAAGATGACTCATAGTTCAATGGATTAACAACAAAGAATACTCCGTCATCATAAACCACATTGCCACCTTTAACTTGTTTTACATCTCTTCTAATACGACTGTCATATTTTGTAATCGAATCGTATAATTCGTTGAAGCTATTATATTGATTAATATCAGTTTGAGGAAGATTAGTAGAAATATTGTTGAATCGGGTAACAGTTGGAACCACCTTAGAAAAAGTTTCATCGAAGTTAATCTCATCCATAACTTTACCAACCCAATCCAAATACTTTGGAGCAATACTTTTAACGATTTTCTCTAAGTTTTGAGCTGAAAATTTCTTGGAATACTTCTTTTTGAAGTCGTCTTCTCTACTTTCTATAATTAATTCTGAAAATTGCATAAATCTTTTATTTAATAAATATCGTTTTTATATTATAATTGAATCATAATCACTATTTATAGTAATAAAGTTATTTACTTAATCAATATGGTAGGAGGAATTTACAAGATAGAAAATTTAATTGACGGTAAAGTTTATATTGGAAGTTCTGTTAATATTGTTAATCGAAAACAAAAACATTTTTGGATGTTAAAAAAAGGAACTCACGATAATTGTCATCTTCAACATAGTTACAATAAATTTGGTGAGAATTCATTTGTATTTAAAATATTAGAAGAATGTAATAATGAAGATTTAATCATTAAAGAAAATTACCATATTTTTAAATATAAATCTAACAGTAGTGAGTTTGGTTATAATTTAGCAACCGTAAATGAATTTAGAAGAAATACATATAACGATGAAGTTAAAATTAAATTATCAAAACATTATTTAAATAAAAACGGTAATTTTAAAACATACTCATTAACTAATATTCAAACTAATGAACAACGCATATTTAATACTTTAGTAGATGGTGCTAATTATTTAATCGAAAATGGTTTTGCAAAAGGAAAACCACAATATGTGAGAATGAAATTATCTAATTCACTTAGAGGTATTAAAGTCAGTAATGGAAGTAAAACTGAAACAATAAGAAAAACTTGTTATAAACATAATTTCAATATAATAAACTAAAAAAAAAAAACAAATTACTATGTCGTGTGGATGCAAAAATAAGCAAAATCAAACACCTGAACAACAATCCGTTCAAATTCAACAATCACAAGCTGTAAAACAACAACAAACAGAAAGTGTAAAAGCAGCAATTAAGAAGACTGTTGAGAAGTATTACAACGTGAATAAAACATCGAACTAATCTTCAGGGAGTTAAAAAATAATAAAGGGACATAAAATTTGTCCCTTTTTTTATATTTATACATATGGATATAGATGAAGTAATAGAATTATTTAATGATACTGAGTTAGATGTTAACAAATATTTTAACGATTCAGAAACATTTTTCAAAATAATGGAGAAAAGAGGTCGTATTGATGACCTTGATTTGGAAAACAATTATATGGAAAATGATTACCTTCTTTATTTATCAGAAACTAATACTGAGAAATTTAGAGAGGAAGTTAAAAAACAAATTAGTGATGTTAAATTTGAAGAGGGTAAAGACCCTGTTTTACAATTAAACGATGCCAGTGATTTGGCAAAACTTTTTTGTGACGGAAACAGAAATGACATTAATCAAGATACAATTCGTGAAATTCTTTTGGGAGAAGCAGATTGGGATAGATATTGGGACACAACCGATGATGTTTACAGAGACGTTATCGAAGAACTTGACGAAGAAAACTTAAAACATTTATACAATTATATTGTAAAAAATTTAGAGGGTATTCAAATAGAACCGGAAACTGAATTACTTGAAGACATCGCAAATGTTCAAAATAGTGAGTTTGTAACGATAAATGAAAAAAATGTACAATCTGTCGTTAAAGATTCAGAAACAATGATTTATCTATTAGACCGTGACTTAAGTGAATTGGATAGTGAATTAAACTCAATCCACTCTAACGCATATAACTCCGCATATGAGACCGCAGTGTTTAGAGAAGTGTGGGGTAAACTTGATGATATGTTTGACGTTGAGAAACGAAAATACGTTTATAAACCACACCCATACAAAAAAGAAACTCAAATTGAAGTACTTGAAATGCCAATTAGAGATTTCTACGAACCAATCAGAGATTATCTTTATAATAATAAAGGAACTAGTCAAACTTTAGAATACTTTGGAAATTTTATTAACATCGTTGAAGAAAATGGTGAGTGTCTTAGTGTTTGGTCACCTGATTATCCGGATTCAAGCGAAATAGACAAGAACATCAACGAAATATTTGGTGATTACATATAAAAAAAAGGGACCTTAAACAAGTCCCTTTTCTTTTGCTTTATTTTCTAATTTTTCTAATCTTTCTTCTTTCAAATCAATCAACCTTGATTGTTCTTTAATCGCCTCCAAACAAAGAGCGATTACATCATTATATTTAACCTGAAAGTGAGAGTTTTCTTTTTCACTCTTAAATACCAATTCAGGTAATACGTGGGCAACTTCTTGAGCAATGAAACCAATATCTTTACCATAATTAGGTAACAGTCCATCTTTATTCCAAATAAATGAAACTCCTCTCATCTTCATAACTTTATTTAAAGAATCTTCAATTGGTCTAATATTTTTTTTCATTCTACTATCGGATGGAGTTGCCCCTTGAGCACCTTGAGCACCTGCACTACCTGTTAAACCTTGAGAACCTTGCCCTCCTTGAGAACCTTGAGAACCTTGAGGTCCTGCACCAATAGTAGTTCCTTGAGTACCTTGAGAACCTTGACCACCAGACGCTCCTTGAGAACCTTGAGCACCTTGAGGTCCAAGTGCACCCGGTATTACACTCGAAGCACCTTGAGCACCTTGTACTGCACTTGGAGGTCCTTGGAAACCTGTTGTACCTTGAAATCCTTGAGGACCTTGTGTACCTTGAGGACCTTGAGCTCCCTCAGGTTGAGCACCTAAAAATCCTACCGGACCTTGAACTCCTTGAGGTCCTTGTGGTCCTTGAGAACCTTGTCCTCCTTGAGCACCTTGTGATGCATTAGGACCTTGTGCTCCTGTTGCACCTTGTGAACCTTGAGGTCCTGGTCCAGCACCATCACCTGGCGACCCTTGAACACCTTGAGCACCTTGAGAACCTTGTCCTCCTGTTGTCCCAACAAACCCTGTAGGTCCTGTAAAACCTTGGAAACCTTGGGCACCTACGGGGCCTTGAGAACCTTTAGGACCTGTAACTCCTTGTGAGCCTTGGGAACCTTGATTACCTTGTCCACCCGCTGGCCCTGTCGAACCTTGAACCCCCTGAGCACCCTGAGCACCCTGAGACCCTTGTCCACCTGCAGGACCTGTTGACCCTTTCGGACCTTGAACTCCCTTAAATCCCGTGGCACCATTATCCCCTTGAGAACCTTGAGAACCAGCCGGTCCTTGTGGACCTTGAGTACCTGTTAATCCTTGACCACCCGTTGGCCCTGTTGGACCTTTTGGACCAACATTACCTGTTGCTCCTTGTAAACCGGTTCCTCCATTTAACCCTATAGGTCCGGTAGAACCTTGTGAACCTTGAGAACCTTGAGAGCCTTGACCTCCTGTTGGTCCTGTTGTACCAATTACACCTTGGTCTCCTTGAGGACCTTTAGGTCCCTGAGAACCTATAGAGCCAGGAGTAACACCTTGAGAACCTTGAGGTCCTTGAGCACCTTGACCACCTTGACCACCTTGGACCCCTTGAGCTCCTTGTTGACCTTGAGAACCTTGTGGTCCTTTTGGACCTTGAGGCCCTTGAGCTCCTTGTGCCCCTCCCTCACCTTTAGCCCCTTGAGCACCTTCAAATCCTTGCGGACCTTGGGAACCTTTTGGACCTTGAACACCTTGAGAACCTTGAGCACCTTGAGAACCTTGTAGACCCGCAGGTCCTTGTGGTCCTTGTGGTCCTTGTGGTCCTTGTGGTCCTTTCGTACCTTGAGCACCAGCACTACCTTGAGTACCTTGTGAACCTATCGAACCTGTTGAACCTTTAGTTCCTTGAGCACCTGTTGGCTGTCTATTTCCTAACCATCCTGTAGAATTAATTAAAGAACCATAATTATTAATAAAGGTATTAATAACATATAATCCGTCATTGGTACTCACTCTAAAGTTAGGATAAGTATTATCAATAGTAAAAATTGTGGTAGTACTTCGTTTAAATTTTAACGAACCAGATTCTATAACAAAAATAGTATCAGTACCAAGTGAACTATTAAAATCAATTCTACCATCCCCCGGGGTTATTATAATATTCTCAGACACCTGTAATTTGTTTTAATTTATTTATTCTTTCATATATTGAGTCGACTCTTCTCTTTTGTTCTTGAATTCCTCCAATACCCAAACTAACCATTTGACCGTAATTAACACTTTTCCAACCTTCATCATCAGTAAATACCATTTCAGGAATAACCTCTTCTAAATCTTGTGCAATAAACCCAATTGAATCTCCTGAGAAAGCTTCTTGAAATACAATTGACTTATTATCTTTAATTTTAGTATGTTCTCTATCCCATTCAAACATAACACCATGAATTTTTTCAGTTTTTTCTAAAACATTTTCTATTGGTGTTATATTATCTTTTAATCTTTTGTCTGATGGAGGTCCTTGGGCACCTGTTGGACCTTGAGAACCTTGCGCACCTTGTGCACCCGTTACCGAACTCGGTGCACCTTGAGCACCTGTAGGTCCCGGAAAACCACTACCACCTTGGAAACCTTGAGCTCCTTGAGGTCCTGCATTAAATCCTTGAGCTCCTTGAACACCTTGAAAACCCGTAGTACCTTGAGGTCCCCTCGTACCTTGAGCACCTTTAGGACCTTGAGGCCCCGTCGCACCTGAAGGTCCCGGAAAACCGGTAAAACCTGTAGGTCCTTGAAAACCTTGAGGCCCTTGAGCACCGGGAGCAACTGAAGGTCCCTGAGGACCCGGTACTCCTGGATTTCCGGTAAACCCCGGTGCACCAGCATTTAATCCTTGAGCACCTTGAGCACCTTGAGCACCTTGAGGTCCTTGGGGTCCTGTAGCACCACTAACAAGACTAGCAGGCCCCTGAGAACCTTGTGGACCTTGAGGTCCTGTAAACCCCGGTGCACCTGTATTTAATCCTTGTGCACCTTGAGAACCTTGAAGTCCTTGAGGTCCTACGTTACCTGTAACCACAGAATTAGACCCCGTATCACCTTGAGCACCTTGAGTACCTTGAGCACCTTGGTTTCCGGGGGCTCCAGCATTTACTCCTTGAGCACCTTGAGAACCTTGTGGTCCTTGAAATCCTGGAGCACCTTGAGCACCTGTATTCGCACCTTGAGCACCTTGAGAACCTTGAGCACCTTGAATACCTTGAGGACCTTGAACACCTTGAACGCTACTATTAGCACCTTGAGGTCCTTGAGGTCCTTGGAATCCTTGAGAACCTTGAGAACCTTGAACTACACTTTGAGCACCTTGAGAACCTTGAACACCTTGAGCACCTTGAGGACCTTGAGCACCTTGTGTTACCCCTTGTGCCCCTTGAGAACCTTGAGAACCTTGAGCACCTTGGTTTCCGGTTGCCCCGGCATTCGCACCTTGAGCCCCTTGAGAACCTTGAGAACCTTGTGGTCCTGTAAATCCTTGAGGTCCTTGGAAACCTTGGGAACCTTGAGGCCCTTGGGCTCCTTGAAACCCTATATTACCTTGTGCTCCTGTAGGTCCTTGGGCACCTTGAGCACCTTGAGGTCCTTGAGCACCTTGGGAACCTTGAACACCTGTAAATCCTGAAAAACCAATAGAACCTGTGCCTCCTTGGGAACCTTGGAATCCTTGAGACCCTTGAGGCCCCGTATCTCCTTGGGCTCCTTGAGCACCTTGAGCACCTTGAGCACCTTGGGAACCTTGAGGTCCTTGAGGTCCCGTAAATCCCGTAAACCCAATAAAACCTTGAAAACCTTGAGAACCAACCGGTCCTTGAGCACCTTGAGCACCTTGAGCACCGGTATTTCCTTGAGTACCTTGTGCACCTTGAGCACCTTGAAACCCAATTAACGGTTCAAGAGGTCCGACCCATACGGCTGAACTATTTATCATTTGAACACCACCAACAACTAAATAAGAACTAACCCCTCCGGTTATTGTCGCACCCGACACAGTAACATTTTGAGGACCTATATTAACTCCATCACTAATTGTTGAAGAAGATAACGATAAGAAACCATTTTTAACATTAAATTGCAACTTAGATGACCCATCGTCAAAAACCATATGTGGGTCAGTGTTACCAACGTTACCCTGAGGGTAAATAATAATATTCGCCATTAACTAAGTATTAATTCAATTTTATCCAATTCTTTATCCATATCCTCTATCTCATATTGTAAATCTTTTATCCCTTCAACTAAAACCGAATTTAATTTATAATAATCAATTGAATAATATCCGTCATCGTTCATTTTAACCACCTCAGGATAATATAATCTAACATTTTGTGCTATCAAACCAATTGTATGTAATTTATCTTGTTTTGAGAAAAATTCATACATATTAGGATTTAAATTTTTATTCCAATCATATTCAACCGCATTAATTTTCATAATGGTTTCTAACGCTCCTTCAAGTGTTTCTATACCGTCTTTTAATCTAACGTCAGAATAAATATAAACATTACAACTGTAAACATAAGTATCATTACCACAAGTAGCGTCTGTTTCATTACAAGCTATAAGACCAACTTTATAAAAATTACCATAAGAATTCCAATCACAAGAACAACTTAGACAATTCGCTTCTGTTCTATATCGATATCCATTCCCGCTACAACTTCCGGAGGTCTGTTGCCAAAAAGTTCTACTAAACCCTTTAACTGAATCACAACAAAATTTTCCACCACCATAAAAAGTTGACGTTGCCGACGCACAAGTAGTTGATGCAGGTCCTGATGCACCTTGAGAACCTTGAGCCCCCACAGCTCCTTGAGCACCTGTAGGACCTTTAACACCTGTTGCACCTTGAGAACCTGTTCCAGCTTGTGCACCTGAAAATCCTGGAGCACCTTGAGAACCTCGACCTTGAGAACCTGTAGGTCCTTGAGAACCTGTAGGTCCTTGGAATCCTTGAGCCCCTTGAGAACCTTGAGAACCTTGTGGACCAGGACCTCCTTGTGGTCCGGGTGATTGACCTTGCGGTCCTTGAGGACCTACAAACCCGGTAAATCCTTTAGGTCCTTGAGCACCTTGAACTCCTTGTGGTCCTTGTGGTCCTTTAGGACCTTGGGACCCTAAAGGACCTTGGGCACCTGTATTACCTGTAGGACCGGCAAGTCCTGTAAATCCTTTAGGTCCTTGAGAACCTTGTGGACCTTGAGTTCCTGGTGCAGAATCAAATCCTGTAGGTCCTTGAGCCCCTTTTGGTCCTTGAGCACCGGTATTACCCGTAGGACCTTGAAACCCTTGTGGACCTTGTGTACCTTGTGGTCCTCTACTTCCTTGTGCTCCGGTATTACCCGTAGGACCTGTGTCACCTTGAACTCCTTTAGGTCCTTGAGCTCCTGTATGACCTGTAGCACCAGGATTTCCGGTAGGACCCGTTGTTCCCACACCTCCGGTTGGTCCAAGATTACCTGTTGCCCCCAAATCTCCTTGTGGACCCGGAAAACCTTGAGCACCTTGTGGTCCTTGTGCACCTTGAAGTCCTTTAGGACCATTTGCCCCAATAACTCCAACATCTCCTTGTGGTCCAAGATTACCTTGAGGTCCTGTAAATCCAGTCCCTCCCTCAAATCCTTGAGAACCTTGTGGTCCAAGATTACCTTGAGGTCCCGTTGCTCCGGTGTCACCCGTAGGTCCTTTAGGCCCTTGTGCTCCGGTATTACCCGTAGGACCGGTTGCACCTTGAACCCCTTGTGAACCTTGAGGCCCCGGAAAACCAATAAATCCCGGTAAACCAACACCCCCATTATCACCTTTCGGACCAACACTACCTGTTGACCCTGTTGAACCGCTTATTCCTATATTTCCTGTTTGTCCACTAATTCCCTGAACACCTTGAGGACCTTGAGGACCTTGAGCACCTTGAGAACCTTGAGCACCTGCATTTCCATTCGCACCTTGAAGACCTTGATTACCAACAAAACCTGTCGCTCCAATATTCCCTGTTACCCCTGAAATTCCAATATTACCAATTGGCCCTTGAGGACCTTGAGCACCTTGAGCACCTTGAGCACCTGAGACTACGCTTGCATCTCCTTGAGCACCTACATTACCTGTATCACCTCCATTACCTTGTGCACCTGTATTACCTGTAGCACCTTGAGCACCTGCAATATTAGTTGTGGGACCAATCCAATCTCCTGTACCATTTATCACCTGAGTACCGTTAACCGCGAAATAATCTCTTACATTAAGGTTATTCCCAACTTTAACTTGTTTGTCATTAATAAAAAGTACTTCAGATTGTGTTGCACTGCTAAATACAATATCACCATTACCACGAACATTAAGTTTAATTAAACCTGTATTCTCAAAATCAATATAAGGTATATTGTCCGGTTGAGGGGCAATTAAATTACTCGGTACTATTAATATATTTTTAGCCATTAAAACTTTGTTTCTATTAACTTATAAATACGAAGGAATGTCGTTATTTCAATTTAATAACTATTCGTTTTGTTTTTTAATTTTACTATAATTTCCGAAACATTAAACACTTATCATAATTTAGTATGGTTTTAAAAAATACAGGTAGTCGAATATTAATTACTAATTTATTTGCAGATTTTATAATATCTAAAATACCACATAACGAAGAGACAATTATTAAAGTGGTAGATTGTAAGAATTTCTTCATAATAAAAGGAAAGACAAGTTATAATCAAGTACTTGATTTAACAATAATATTAGATGAATTCTTAAAAAAATACGAAGACCATTTAGGTAAAGTTAAATTATCCCATACCGTAGATTTAATTGAGTATGATATTAAAATGAACATACCAAATGATTTTGAATTTGTTTATCACAACTCTGTTAATTGTTCATACCATTACACCCAAATTGAATTGTATGAAAATAAGAAGTCGTCATATAATTATAATCACATTATCACCGAAATTACCGATGAAGATATGGTATCAGTTTCGGAATTCCCTCATGGTTATTCATTGGGACAGGGTAGATTACACTATTATTACGGTAAACATATCTTTTATAGTATTCCAACAAACTATCCGGTAAACACCGTTATTTTTAATATATCCAAAAACAAGACAGAAGATGGCGAACCTGTTTTTTCCGCAAGGTCATCAACATCAACTTATATTGATATGACATTAACATCAGCAATATTGGATGTGTTTGATTTTGATATGTCTTGGTTAGAAAAGGAAATAAAAAAAGTGGATTGGAGTTTAGAACTACTCAATCCACTTGAAGAATATGATTTTATTAAAAAAATTAATAAAAATTTGGTAATCGTTTAGATAATACCAATTTTTTTTCTGTGTTGGTTGATAATATCTACCGCCTCAGTTAGTTCGTTATAGTTCCTTTCGGGAGCATACAGAAATGATTCATATTTGGCATCATTACCTTCAATAATCAACAACGCTGGTATCATATCGTTTTCGGTTATCTGAGTAAAAGTATCATACTCATCTCTATATTCATCAATATCCCTATCAAAAAACTCAATCCCTTCATTGGTAAGGAGTTCTTTAAAGTCTACACAAAAGGGACATCCCTTCATTGTGTAAACTATAACGTTTAAATCTTTCATATTAATTTAATAATTCTGTCGCTAACTCTTTTATTCTATCCTCCCTTAATACACCCGGACTTGAGAATTTTTGTTCTCCACCCACAAATGTCTTAACCGTTGGAATCGCACGAATCCCCAACTCAGCAGCGAACTCTTTATTCTCCTCAACATTTAATGTGTATAGTTGAACATCTGAGTTACCATCTCTATACTCTTGAGATACTTTCTCAAAGATAGGTTTCATAATTTTACATGGTCCACACCACGGAGCCCAAAAATCAACTACTAATTTCTCACCATTCTCAATTTTTTGTTTTAATTCTTCTGTTGTAATTTCCATAAATTTGTTTGTTTTAAAATTTGCCCAATAATAAGTCTAAGTTCGTCTAATTGTTTTTGTTGGTAATAAACTCTTACTTGGATATCATTATCGGTTATTAATAAATATAAATAAAATTCTTGTTTTGTTAAGTAAATTTGTTCCTTAAAAGTTATTTTTAAATCTTGACTCATTTCGGCAATACTATGAATCAATATAAATTTATCTGAAGTAAATTTTAAAAACTCCTGAGTCGCGTTAGGCAAGTCCATAACAGAAAAATAAAGATTATTATCTTTTTCAATATTTTCGATGTAATTTGGTTTTTCCATATTAATAAAATAGACCTATGAAACCTTGATTAATTCTTTTATCTTCCCAAACTAATGAGTTATAGTCACCCCACACACTATTAGATTCAAATCTCATACCCATCTTGTTTTCCTTAATTACTTTGACAACATCAAAATTTTTATCTTTGATATAAGATAACATTATTTTATCTAAACTCAACAATACTCCTCCCCAATCACTGCTTAATGGTTGATTACGTTTACCTAATGATTGAACTCTATTAATAATAACCTCCTCATCAATTTTTCTAAGTTGGTATTCTATTGTTGCTCTTTCATTTTCGTCATTTCGTAATGAAACAATAATTGATGTAGGTCTTGAGACATAAGATTTAACACAATTTGATTGAGTTGAACTTTCTTCATTATAATCTTTAGACGTTGTCAACAACACAGGTTTTATCCCATTAATATCTTTAGATAAAAGTTGATGAAGCACATCTGGATAAATTCTTGTATAACTACCGTCACGATAATGAGTTAATTTATCGGTCCAATCAAGGTGTTCTTGATGAAACCCTTCTTTATTTGACCCATCTGCCATCCATTTAACATCCACACCAAATCCACGTAATTCACAATACATTCTAACATGGTCACTTAAAGTATAGGTATCAATATTACCATAAATAAAGACCTCTTTAAATGTTTGATAATATCTATCAAGTTCAGAAGGACTAATCAACTCAATTAATGAATCCGCATTTTGTGGAGAATTGACGTGGTTTATCGATTCCAATAACCCTAATACCGTTCCTTTATCCTGATTTAATTTATCAATACCAAAAACTTTTTTGGCGTAACAATACACATCAAGATTAATTCGTTCACACTCATGTAATGATTTTTTTAATAGCGCCCCACTTAAGTTTTTCTCATCCATGAAAGCATCCACTAATCGACTACCATTCTTCTTAAGTTTTTTTCTAATTGAAGGTCCAATCAAATGTTGTTTGTATGTACCAAAATTGTTTGGATATTTGACACCTCTTTTATCTAAATAAAATTTAAATAACCTATCATCAACACTTAACCCTTCATAACGCCCTTGGTCAATTAATTCTATAAATTTATTCACCACTTCATTAACAACAGTAGAAACAGATTTGTCATTTATTGTCGTACCAAAAAGTTGTAAATTATTCCTAAGTTTATTTTTTATTAAAGTTAATGGGTCACCAATAAAACAATTTCGTCTAATTTGCTTTGTCGCCTTTCTTTTCTTTTGAAAGTTGTGTAGATATCCAGTGTAAACATCTCCGGTTTTTAAATTTACCGTTATGTAATCAACATTTTTCTTAACCCTAAAGTACTTAACACCTTTGGTTCTCATTTTCATTCCGGTAAACATCTTTAAAGAAATCTTGTCACCATCTTTTTCAACAACCGCCATCACATAATCTTTCTTAACTTGAGACAACGGATTACCATAATTCTCAACAAAGACTTCTTCATTTTTACTATGAATTGTATCAACAATAAATAAAGGACGACTGCCGTGTTTTTTTGAAATATCCTCAACTTTAACGGTATCGTCATCCCACCAACCTTTTTCTCCTTGAGTTCCAATCGGTCCTCTATAATCGATAGGGCTAGAGTCTTTATACTTTACAGTATGATACTCTTCACATTGTATTTTTATTATTTCTTCTCTCATAAGAGCAAAGATAATAAAAAATAAAAAAGGAGAACTAATTTGTCCTCCTTTTTTTTATCTATTTTAAGAAATTTCTTTTATCTTATCTCTGAGTTTAGCAGCCTCTTCATATTCTTCACTTTCAAGTGCAATATCAAGTTTCTTCTTTAACATATCAAGTTCATTAATTTCAATAATCTTAGTTGAACCTTCCATTCTTTTTTTCTCGTTTAACTGAACACAAATTTCAAGTATTTGATTTCTAGTTAAAACATAATCATCCCCATTCTCATGATTCGTAAACGAATACTTCCTAATCATTGAGTAAAAATCTTCTTCTTTATCTTTCGGAACCAAACTAAGTAAATCCTTAGGGTTCTCTCTGAAAAATTTGATGATTCCACTTAAATAAACTTCAACATCAACATTCATACAATATATCTTTAATTATTATTAATCTTGTAGGTCCCACATACCTCCACCCATGTCAGTACCTTTTTCTTTAATTGCATTTGGTACCTCAACATTTGGACTTCCTTTTAAATTAAGGAATAATAAAGACGGTAAATTAGAAACACATTCCGGAATTGAAGTTAATTTTTGATTATTAATCAATGCCAAGAATTTAAGTTTTTGTAACCCACAAACTGAATCCGGAATACTAGCAACGCAGTTGTCTAACATAATCATATTCAAGTCCTTGAATCTTCCAATTTCTTCAGGAATGTTAATAATGATATCACTCTTATTATCCTTATTTTGGATTTGGAACTCTTTAAGTGTTGGAGGTAAGTTACCAATCAAATCATCTAACCCATAAAGTGCAATAAATTTACCAACAGCACCATGAGTAAAACTATCAATAACTAATTTCTCTCCACCAACTGTAAGTCCTTTAGCAAACTCAGGTTTAAAAAAGTCTTTTAATTCTTTCATCGGTCCAGTAAGTAATTGAACTAAATCTTGTTGACGGTCATCCTTATCCATGAATTGATTCGATGGGAAATGGAATTGATATCTATTTTTAGGTAATCCGGTTGTCGGTGAAACATCTGTATCATTTGGATTAAATAAAACATATAATGGCCCATCTTTAATGTATCTGTTAAACCATTGGTCAGTTCCCGGAGTTGATGTACACCATCTTGTCTCTTGATTATTACCACCATAGAAACAAGCTGCCTCTTTACCAACAGGTCCTTTATCTTCAATCTCAATAACTCTCCAATTAGGACCATCATAAACCATTTTAGAACCAGGATGAACCTCAGCAGATTTTCTTTCAGATTTAGTTGTTGTCGCTAATGTAAGGTCAAAGTCTTTAACCGCATCATATAATTGGTCAGCAGTTAATTTATTGATATCTTTTTCACCTTTGATTTTACTTTTGAATCTCTCAAATTTCTTTAAGTCATCAGTAACTTTATAAAGGTCTTCCATAAAGGTCGCCTTTACATTTGCTAATTCTCGGTCATACCCATTTTCCCCAGGTTGTCTTTCAGTTTTAAGGGTTAAATATTGTTTGATAAGCCATTGTACATATTTACCGGCTTTAAGTTTCTTATAGTCATCTTTAGACATATTTTCCAAATCAACATCATTCAAACGAGTTGTTGGGTCCGCTTGAACTAAAGCATTCAATTCTTGTTTGGTAAGTCTTGGTTTTTGTTTTTTACCTTGTTTGTCTACTGATGGTTGTGTCAACGCATCATATAAAACTTCAAATCTTGACTGTTCCAATATAATGGATTTCAATAATGGTGTAAATTTCATCTTAAACTATTTTAATTATAAATATATCGAATGCAAATATAATCAATAATTTAATATAAGCAGCTCTTTTGATAAATTTTGTTTTACACCTTTTTTAGCCGCAGCCGCTTTAGCAAATTCTTTTTCTTCCCATCTATAAACATTTTGAGGAAACCACGTATGTAATTTAGGAAAATCATAATAAGATAAAGACCATTTTGATTGAGATGCTTTAATACAATCCGCCAACCTTTCGTGGTCACCACTATCAAAGTCATGATTAGAGTAATAGTTTTCAGTTTTCCAATACGGAGGGTCTAAGTAAATATATGTTGTTGGTGAGTCATATTTACTAATTAAATCCTCAAAATCCATATTTTCAACTTTAGTAATCCTAACAAAATGTTCTACCCATTTAGGATTTGATAACTTATCTCTAAACGTCAAATATTTTGATTTGTAATTCCCTTTAAGGTCAATAAATGAACTTGTCTCAGGTTTTGAACCACTGAAAACTTGTGTTAATACATACGCGTATTTTGCAGCAGTAACATAATCGTAAGGTTGTACGCTGAAATTAGTTTCAAATATTTCAGCTTGGAACCTGATGAATTGTTCTTTGTAGATATCCGGTGTTGGGGATTCCCCCTTTTGTTGACAAGAGATATTATTAATTTCTTCCAATAATAATTCAGGATTTTGAATACATTGGAACAAATTATAGTTAAGTGGGTTGAAGTCATTATACACAACTTCTTTTAAATTTGGATATTGAGTTAAATCCATATTAAAGAAACACCAAAACATTCCCCCGAATGGTTCGACATATGTTTCCATGTTTTCAGGGTAGAATGGTACAATCCATTTCCCTATTTTAGATTTTCCTCCGATGTACGATAAAGCCATAAATTAGTTTTTTATTAATTATACGAAAAAAATTTGAAAAGGCAAATTTACTCGTGATTATTTTTATCTATATTTATTAAATAAAATATTAGAAACATGGAATCAGTTGAAGGACACATTATAGAACAAAATGACATTAACACAGGTGGATGTAAGAAATGTCAACAAACAAAAGGACCATCAAAAAAACAATTTGCAGGCATTTTTATTGGAACCTATGTTCTTTTCGCATCAATCTATGGAACAATTGTTATTATCAATAAGATTATAAACCTTTTTAATTAAGGTCTCTCAAATCTCACATTTAGTTTAACATACATATCCCCACCATTATATCCTTTACCTTTCAACCTTAATGGTTTTGAGGTATCAAATATTTTTGGTTGGCTCAATGCTAATTCTCCATCAGGATGTGGTACTTTTAATCGGTCCGAATTAACTTCATTTAAGTCAAGAAACAAATTATAAATTAAGTCATTATTCATTTTTTCAAAACCATCTTTTTCAACTAAGTCAATTTGAATAACCAAATCACCCATTTCTCCGTGTTTAAAATCGCCCAAATTTTCTAATTTTAAATACTGTCCACTATCAACCCCCTTAGGTAATTTAAAGTTAACACTACTCATTTCTGTTTTGGCACCATTACCATTACAAGTATGACACTTGTGAATCAAGGTATAACCTCTACCCCCACAACTCGCGCACGCTTGTCTTATTTGTTGAACCATGAATCCTGTACCAAATGTTTTAATTTGGAATCCAGCCCCATTACATCCTGTACAAGTTTGTTGTTGTCCACCAGTACCACTACAGGTTCCACATTGAGTGTCTTTTAAATATTGTATTTTCTTTTCAACCCCTTGGTATGACTCTATTGGTGTGATTTGAACTTTTACAATTTTATCCGGAACTGACTTTCTTCGAGTTCTCTGAGCAGTACCACCACCTCGATTAAACATTTGGTTAAACATTTCCTCAAAAGATGACCCACCATTACCACCAGCGAATGGGTTGTTTTTATTTTGGTCATATTGAGCACGTTTATCCGCATTACCTATGGTGTCGTAGGCTTCAGCAATATCTTTAAATTTATCACCACCCTCAGGATTTACATCGGGGTGATATTTCTTAGATAGAGTACGATAACTCTTTTTTATCTCTTGTTGGGAAGCTTTCTCTTCAACTTCTAAAATTTTGTAGTAATCTTTCATATATGGTAAACTATCTTGTGGTCTTATTTAAAAATAAGAAACGTAAAAAAATTATAAATAAGTTCGTGACATTTTCACG